TCGTAGCAGTCGCCGGGATGATCCAGCCTGCTTTGCAGCGCCGCACGAATACCGCGATTCTGCACGCGATTCACCTGCGCCGAAAGGTTGCGCTCCAGAATGGACACATCCATGACCGGAGAAGGCCCTGCGGTAATCATCGCGTCCACAAACTCCGGGTCCCAGTCATCCGTGCGGGCCTTGGCGCGTAGCTCCGGCTCCCCGATGCGGCACACCATCGCCACCCAGGGCGCATCGCGCACATCATCGCACCACGCGGGATAAATCACGTCAATGCCCGGTGTCAGGGCGCGAACGCACGGCCGGCCGGGTTTCTCCACCGGCAGGCGAAACTCCGCCACGCCTTCCGCCCGCATGTCCTTGATGATTTGCTTGATGCGCTTGGCTCCCAGCATGGGGTAACGGCGCGAAATCAGCGCCTCCAACTCCGCCCCACGTCCGCCGCTTTCCAGCGCGTCCATGATCTCGGCTGTGCTTGCTTCGCTGATCAGTGCCGCCGTCTGTTCATCCGGCTCAGCGCCCGTTTCAGCTTGCAGTTGCAGCAGACCTTCACTTGCCAGCAGTTCGGCCAGGTCTTGCTCGGTCAGCGTCTCCCTGCCGGTGGTAAATTCACGTTTCCATGAGGTGTGAATGATCGCATGCCCAAAGAACCGCGTCCATTGCGTGAGGAAATTCATTTCGCGCCACAGTTCGGAGTTAAGCCGCTGTTTCACCTCGTAGTTCAGCAGCGTTTGCACCCGGCCAGCGGCGTCGATGTCGCCCGCTTCCATTGCCATCACCCGCAGGTTGGCGCTGAAGAAGGCCATCATGCAAAGCTGGCTGGTTTCATCCACCGCCGCGTCAATGAGCCGCACACGGGTGTCTGCCGCCCCTTCCCAGGGGAACACCTCCCGCGCATAATTCTTGCCCCACTTGCGCCCGTCCTCGCTTTGGCCGTCCCACAGTGCCAGCATGTTCTCTTCGTTGCTGCGGGCCTGCGCCAGCCATGCCCCGAGGTCGCCCATCTGGTTCTGCACTTGGTCAATGATCTTAACCGTCTCCACGCTGGGTTTCTTCGTGCTCGCGTTCACCGCCTCGTTCTCGAGGTCGTGCAGGCTTTCGTTCTCGGTGTCGGTGTCCATGGGGGCAAATCAGAGCTTGCGCTGATCGTTCACTTCATGTGAAAGACCCAGGAGAACCAGCACGACACGCCGCAGGTATAGCGGCTTTGTCCGCCCCTTCAAGTAAATTCTCGCCTCTGATCCCGGCCCCAGCAGCACCCGCGCCGACTTGATCGGCACGCCCTCTTCCTCCGCAATGTCCTGCACCTGCCACCATTGCAGATACGTTCCCGTGTGTCGCTCCAGTGCCGGTTTCTTTGTGGGTGTCGTGGTCATGGTCGTGTGTGGTTTAAATGCTTAAAAGGGGCCAAAGGTTTGGTTTCTGCGTCTCAGTTCTTCTTCAATCCATGATGAACGGTGTGCATGCCTTGCCCACTTGTCTTGTGCCCACCATGCTACCGCGATAAGCAAGTTGAGCGGTGGCACCACATACAATTCTTGATTCCGCTCGACTGAGTAATAAGCCAAGCACATCCAAATTCGCGGGCGGATGTGCGGGTAAATCCATTCGTAAAACAGTTTCATGGTTATGTGTGGGTTATGCTGCTTTCAAAGCTCCAGCCGCTGCGAGAAGTTGCAGCAGCCGCTTGGTGGTCTTGTTCGGCAAATGGTGCCTGCGGCTATGTCGCTCGATGGCTCGCTTAAACACTCTTAGCCTATTGTCGGTAAAGTATTTCTTCCTTGCGTCTTGAGTCATTGCGCTGCGGCAGCTCCACCATTCTTTCAAATTGGAATCGTCCACTATTCTCTGATCCATGCTGATTTGATTTGACCAAAGTTTCCACTTTTTCATGTGCTTAGCACGGTAGCGGCAAGCCAAGCACATCCCTAGCCGCGTTTTAATTTTGGAACCGTTGTCAACTTGGCCGAATAAATGAATATTTGTTGAACCCCAATCCTCATGCCCAAGCCCTTTAACAACCATAGACCTATAATCATGATTCCCTTCTCCAACATGGTAACCGCCACAGGCCACGCATAAAACGGGTTGATTCATCCACCGAATAGTGACGGGCATTCCCAATTCATTCTGCCATAAATCTGTCAAAGGCGCCAAGTCCCATGTTTTTATAATCTCTACATCAGTTTTTCCAGCCATCCGCTTACGATGGTAAAATATTTGTTGAGGTTTTTCTGACACTTCATCCAACAAAACAGGGTCATACCCAGGGAGAAATTCAAACTGATACTTTTTTGATTCGATATAAGGCCACGGGACCATCATCAGGCGGCGGTAAGTTCGACCTTTAGAAATTGGATGATCGTAAAGATAAGAGCACGGCATCCATTCAAAATCTTCATTAACACAATGAAGCGTGTAATATACAACGGCTTGGAGCCTATTACAGTCCCTAAGCATGCCCCTCGTCACAGTTGGTTCCCATGGTTTCATGCGAGTTGAGTCAGGATTACAGCCAGCTCATGCCGGGTCACTTCGCAGGCCGAGCGAAAGATGACTTTACCATTCTTCACCGTCCAAAGGAGATGCTGACCACTTCGGACAACGGAGTTTTCCTTGCTCTGTGCTTGCTCTTCCAGCCATGCCCGCTGCGCCCCTGCGCTGCGGACATCCTGCGAGTCGAACACCTGCTTGCATTGATGCTTTGTCAGATGGCGCACGTTGACTTGCAACAAATCAAACTTGCCGCCGTGGTTCACGACCAGTTCCACACTGCCATCCATGAGGCGCTTCTGCTCACTGAGGGGCAGGCGTTGCAGATGAAATGCCGCTGGATAGTTCGATGCCAGCAACCTCGGCATGACTTGCTTGCGCCCGATGCGTTCAAACTGGGACAGCAAATTGACATTGAGAAGTTCACTGCTCGCTTGTTGAACAATGTCTTCCAGACTCATGCCTTGCTCGTCCACAAGCTGAACGACAATTTCACCTGCCTTAGTCCATGAATTGATCCCATCTTCAATCAATTTTCCAAGTTCATAGATGCTATTTGTTGCTAACGATTGCGTGTTTGTTTTCATGTGTGTTGTATTTCTGTTTTCCTCCCGCCTTCATGGCGGGAAATTCGTTTCAATAACTCCCGCCCCCCGCATCCTTCATCCAGTCCGGGTCAATGTGCTCCGGGTTCGCGGCCAACAGGATGCGCAAGGCGTCAATCGGGTCTTTCCATGCGCTGCCGCTGCTCCCCGCCACGGCATAGCCAGGGTAATTCTGCAAAGCGCCAATGAGGTTGGTGCAATGCGCGGCGATCCACAGCGCCGGACCGCGTCCCTTCTGCGGGTCAAACTCAATCCAGCCGTTCACCGGATTGATCACGCCGCGCTCACGGTCCCACATGAGCATGCTGTTGATATTTTGCTCCCCGCTCAGCACGTTGTCAGCCGCCGCATTGCCACCGGCCTGGCTGAAATACAGGCGGTTCTCTTCCATCCATTCAATGATGGTTTTGCTTTCTTCCTGTCCTTCCACCTGCGTGTTGGTGGAGCGACTGTCTGAAATGCGGCGGCCATCCAGATTGAGCATGCTTTGCTCCATCGCTCCTTGCATGTCGGTCACGCCCTGCCAGGCCGCCAGCTTAGCCTCGATGCGGCGGATCTCCGCCGCACGGAATCCGTATCCGCACGGCCATTGCTTCTGCGCGTTGCCCTTGATGCCCAGCCCGTTCTTGCCACCGGCCACCGCCCATTCGCAATCTTCCCCCGTGTAAAGCGCCGCGCCCGGCACACTCACGATGTCGTTTGTCTGCGGATACTCGTGTGCAATGAGGATGTCACCCGGCCACATTTTGCCCCAGGCTTGGCCCAACACGAAGGCCCACAGTTGGAACCACGCACGGCCGCCGCTGGCGTTCGGGTCTTGGCTCATCCACCATGTTCCCATCTCGGCTGGTGGCAACCACTGCGGCACCGGCCGCACATGCACCTGCGGGTTGAAGTTTGGGAACGGCGAATCCGCCGTGCCTTCGGCGATGCCGTAGCACTTCCACAGCTTCTTGCTGCGCGGGCTGCCCATCTCAGCCTTCTTCATGCCCTCCCAGTTCCCGCCTAGCGGATTCTGCCAGGCATAGATCCACATAAACCGGCGTGTGGGAATCTTGCAATGCACCACGCACGGCAGCTTTTCACCGCCCAGCAGATTGCCGTCCGCATCAAAACGCGGCAGCAGTTCAGGATCGGCCTCAATCTCCTTCATCGTCGTGGCTCCATCCATGAACCAGCGCACCGTTTCCGTGTAGCCATCGCGGAACGTGTAAGTGATGAACTGCGCCGCCACCATCAGCCGGCCGATCAACTCACGCGGGAACCACAGTTCCGGGGCGGCTGCCTTGGCCTCCAGCAATTCCTGCCACTGCGGAATCATCTCATGCGTCCACTCGGCGGCGGTCAGCAGTCGATTCTCCACCGCTTCCAACACTGCCACCGGCACGCACTCATCACCCCAAGATGTCGTTGGCCTCGGACCTTCGAGCTTGCCGATGTCTTGCGCCCAGGTCTTGAACCGGCACACCGCCCCGCTCATCACCGCCACTTCGTTGTTGGTGAATCCACCGGCCCGATCATAGCCCATCTTCTGGTTCGCCATCTTCTTGAGGCGTCCCGTTTCGGTCTTGTAATCGTTCGGCTGCCAGAATCGAATCGTGGCCTCGATCACTTCGGCGGATTTGTCGTCATCGAAACTGAACGTCCAGAACGTGCGCTGGTGCTCCGGCATGTAAGGCGTCACCTGCTCCATCGCCAGCGAGTAGAACCGCCCCAGCGCAAACGTCTTGGCCGAGCCATTCGAGCCACCGATGCCCATCGTCACCGGCACGCCCGGATTGGCTACCCGCAGCCGCACTGTTTCCCACAAAATATCATCCCACGAACGGAAGAACCACCCGTGATGATACGGGTCATTGATCGCCTCTTGGATGCGCTCCTCCCGCGCCGCAATCGCCGCCAGCGCCTCTTCCGGCCCCAGCGCCTGCAACTCCGCCGCCGTCAACGCAGGCAGCATTCCATGCGGCCGCTGCTCCGCCGCCATGAGTTCATAGGCCAGCGTTTCTTCGGGAGATTGTTCCGGTTTTGTCATGGCTATCTGGAAAGTTGTTCTGGTTAGGCTTGATCCATTCAGGCGTGTGCAGATGGCACAGTTCTGATTCAGACCATGTTCCTGCTATGATTCGATCAGCGCTCAGGCTGTATGCAGCAGTGGCTTTTTGTAGAGCGGCAGCCATGGCACGCTCGAAGCCTAACCCGGCATCACTGTCAACCGCTCGAAGCGGATCTGTTGTGGATTTAATGCTCATTGTTCGCGGTCGGCAGGATTTTGTCGTTTATTTCCGGTTCCAAAACCCGCACGGCTTCCACCTCCACGGCGAGCGGTGCTTCCGTCAGTTTCATTTTCTCGCGGGCCTTCTTCAGATACTCGTCAAACACCTTGGCCTTAGTGCCATCCGTGGTGTTGCCACTGATCCGGGTGGCCGCGCCCGTGCTGAGTTGCTTCACATTATAAACCGCCGTTAGCGCCATGCTTGCCGCGCCCAGATCCTTGGCCGCTTTGGCGGTGTAAAGCAGCTCCTCGATTTTGTCCAAGGCGTCGGCCGACAGCAGCGCGGAGCGCCGCCGGATGATTTCGTCAATCTCCCCCGGCTGAAATTCCTCGCGACTGTTGAACAGGGCAATGATGGAATTGCGCGACACGCCCGACAATCCACGCGAGGCCCTGTGCTCATCCACCATTTCCCTAATTTTGCTCTTATTGGTCACGCCCAGCTCGCGCACCAGATACAGCGCGAAGCCATAGCTCTCCGGGTCCGTGCCCTTCCAGTTGCCTGCTGTGTGGACGCGATACTCCGCGCCCTCCTTGACGGGCACCTGCAAACCCAGTTCCGTGGTGGTGATGGCTTCGCTCATAAAAATCAGGGTTGAATCGGTAAATTCGGCAGATCAAAACGAGATGTCATCGTCTTCCATCCCCTCGCTCAGCCCGCCCGTGTCCTGTCCGCTGCTCACAGGCGATCCACCCGCAGGCCGGGCCGTGCGCTGACCACCGGCTTCATACTCCTTGGCATTGCCCAGGAACGGCAGATTAGGCGGCTCCGGGCTTTCACGCTCCGCCTTGGTCGTGCTTTCCTTGATCCAGTGCGTGTTGCCAAAATCATCCTTGCCGTCCTTGTTCGGCACGATGTCGATCGACAAGCCCAGTCGGCCCGATTTCTCCGAGCGTTTGATGCGCGAGTTCTTCAACGGAATCACGAGGCATTCCGTGGGTTGTCCGGTCTTGTCTTTGAGGTTCATCAAAACCGCTCCCTGAAGTTTGGAAGGGTCGATGTAGGCATTCAGTTTGTTGTGCATAGTGTGTGTGTTGGGGTTAAAAGCCCGGCAGAATCACCTGCCGGTTCTTGTCGTTGTTGGAATAGAGGTGCGTGGTGCGCCCCTCAAAGCGTTGCAGCGCAGGTTTGAACCGCAGGCAGATGTCGTCCGTGGTCGCGCCCCAGCGGTTTTTGGCGATGATAAAACGGGCGTGCTCGTTGTAGTCGGCCTGGGACACTTCGATGTGCGCGGGCAGGCCGCGCCCGTCATGCCAGCGCTCCGGGCAGTCGATCCTGAAGCCGTGCGTAAGGTCCTGCCATCGTGCCTGTTCCTTCTCATCCAGCGACACCCAGGGCCGCACTTCCGGCGGGCGATGAATGAAGGCGATGTGCGTCGGGTATTCGACCATTTCGCTGGCTCCGCGAATATCGCCTGGCGTTGGCGGGCGGTTACGGTCCTGCTTCTCACGGGCTTTCTTGTCGAGCTGCACGAACAGCACCACCAACACGCCGAGGTTGCGCCGGATCTCGTGCAGGCATTCCATGATCTCCTTCTGGCCGATACGCTCATCCTTGCGTCCGTGGTCGCTACTCGGCTTAAGCTGGCCAAAGTGGTCGATCACCACCACCTTCACGCCATGACGGCGAACATGAAGCTGCACCTTGGCGCGGAGTTCCGCCGTGGTGATGCTGCTTTTGTGGTCCCAGAAGATCGGAGCCATGGAAATTTCTTGAGCCGCCCGACTCACCGCGCCCGTGTCTTCGCGCTTCATCATGCCGTTGCGCGACACGTTCACGTTAACCCCACTGCGGCCGAGGTAAAGGCGATGTCCCATGCCCGTGCGCCCCATTTCCAGCGGGAACACCAGCGTGGGCACCTTGCATTCCACGGCTATGTGCTCGATTAACGACACCGCCCCCACCGTTTTGCCCATGCCGGGGAAAGCGCCGATCATGAGCAAGTCACCATCACCATCCGGCGCGAGGCCGTGAAACGTGCGATCCACATCCGCCCAGCCGGTTTGCACACCCAGCACCTTGCCGCGATTGTCGCAGATGCGCTGGAACGCATCCAGCCACTCGTGCGTCATACTCTTGGAATCGAGCACCTGCGTTTCTGGCCCGCCCTTGTTGGCGCTGGCGGCTTCGAGCACGCGGAAAATGCGTTCTTCTGCCCGTGCCACCACTTGCGCGGCGTCCTCCAAGTCTGCCGTGCTGCCATGCCCAAACGCCTCTTCCATGCCTTCCGCGCTGGCCGTGACCAGTTGCCGCATCAGCCATTTTTCCACCAGCGTCTTTTTATAAAACGGATAGTGCGATGAGATAGGCACAAACAAGAACAGTTCGGACAGCATGGCCGGGCCTCCGATTTCATCGAGCTTGCCAAGTTCCTTGAGCCGGTGCGTCACCGCAGGCGGGTCAATGGGTTCACCCTTAGCCTGCATGTCCAGCAGCAGTTCATACACGGTGCGATTCTGCGGATGGTAGAACGCATCCGGCAGCAGATCCCGCTGGCACTCCATCACGCGGTCCACCGGGTCTTGCAGCAGGCAGGACAGAAGGCCCTTTTCAGCCTCGTCGCTGAACGGCATGCTTTGATTCAATGCGGCCAGTTTCCGCTCGGCTTGGTTGTCGTCACTCATCGTCTCATGTCCTCCAGTTTGATTCTCAGTTCCGTTTTGAAGCTCTCCGCGATGCCATGCCAGTTACCCGGCACCGGCACATCCGGCCAGCACAGCGCCCACGCTTCCCACCATCCCGCCGGTTCTTCCTCCACCGGCACGGCCTTTTCTTTTTTCGCCGGCGCTGGCGTGCCGTAGCCATTGCGCCGCTTGTCCTCGCGTGCCCACTTGCGCAGGTCCGCCCGCCAGTCGGGAATGGGCACCTGCACACCACTGCGCACCGGCTGCCAGCCGCAGGAACAGCGGTCATCAAACCAGTTTCGCACGCTGGCGTCCTCGATCACCAGCATCTCCGCGTTGCCCTTCGAGTAGCTTTCGGCATAGGTCAGCGCCTCCTCAACTGTCACGGGCACGCCCGCGCCCCCTTCTTTTTTTTCTGGCTCTGAACCAGTCGGCAAAGTCATGGGTGAGTGTGCGGAAGCTGCGTCAGCAGCGCTTCCACTCCCTTCCTTTCCCTTCCTTTCCCTTTCCCTGTTCCATTCCATGTGGGAGTGCTCCGGTAGGACTACGGTAGGACTACGGTAGTCCTCCGGTAGTGTTGTGGTAGCGTTGTCGGAGGATTCAGGGAGTAAAACCTTGATCTTACTGCGTGCGGGCTTGTTGATAACCTGGTGCTTTCTGAAGTTGGTGATGTGCCCGATGTCCCTCCCGTCATCCAGTCGGGCCAGTGAGAGGTAGCCAATCGTCTCCAACTCGTTCAACATCTGCTGAATCGGGCCGGGCTTGTCCAAAAATGGCATCAGCTCGCCGCGAATCAGCGCCGGATGAGCCATGAAATAGCCCTCGTCGTCGGCCAAATTCAGCAGGCCGATGGCAAGCAATCGCACCTCCGCACGCTGCTGCGCCATGATCTGGTGCTTCCAAAAGTCGGGTTTAAGTGTGCGGATGCGCATCAGGCAAGACCCTCCATGTCAAAGTTCAGATCCGCCGCCCACTTGCGCACTTCCTTTAAGGACATGTGCGTGCGTTTTTGGAGTGCCGAGCCGCGCAGGCCATACTTGCGCCAGTGCTTCCAGGTGCGCAGCTTCTTGAGCTTGCCCTCGTCGTCACGAGTCGGCGTGGGTGTGTGTTGAGTTCGGAAAATGGTGGTGTCTGTTGGCATAAATCAAAGGTCGGGGGTGGGTTGGCTCTGGCCCAGTTGCGCAATGGTCTGCTGCGCTGCCTGGGCAGCGGCCATCCGCACGGCTGCGGCGTGTGCTTTCTCCAGGGGCGCGATCAACAGCGCCGCGTTTTTTTTGCCGCTGGAAACGGCTGCGTGGTCATCCGTGCGGATGTCGATCTGGCCGAGCGGCCAGAGCTGGCCTGAGTCGCGCACTTCGCACACGATCACGCGAAGGTTGACGGGCAGGGTCATTTTGCTTTCAAGGTCGGGGATCATCGGCGGAGGTCGCAGTTGAAGGGATCGCGCACCGGTTTGCTGGCGGTGGGCAGGTTGTGGTTGAGCACGGCCAGCGCCGTGTTGACTTCGCTGGTGGCAAACAGCAGCGCAGTCTTGCCGGTGGCGTCGGTGACTTCGTGCTGCACCTCGCTGAGTAGGCGGCGGGCCTCGATGAGCTTTTCCTGAGCACTCATGGCTTCACCTCCTTTTGAAGAGCCAGCATGCGCCGCTCCGCCCAGCTCAGCCATTCACGCTCAGCGGGGTTGCGCTCCTCGTCCTTGGTCGCCTGGATGAAAAGCGCCTGCTCGCGCAGCATCTCCAGCCGCTCCTTGAGGAGTTCCGATGTGAGGCTCATACCGCGCCCTCCTTTTTTTTGCCGATGATGCGGCGGGCCTCACGCAGCACTTCAAGGAAAGCGCTGTCTGCTTCATCCTCCGGTGCCAGCCCCGCCGCCCGCACGATGAGGTCTTCAAGTTGCAGAATCCGCAGCCCCATGGTCGTGAGGATCTTCATCGAAGCGCCATCCATGACCGCGCCCCCTTCTTTTTTTGGCGGCACCCCAGATAGGCAGGGGCAGTCGGGTTCGCGGCAGTCGTCGCAGTGGGCCAGAAGGCACTGCGGGCATTGGAGGTTTGCTAGTGTGTTCATGTGGGCAATGTGAAAATTTTCTTCCCGGCTGAATGTATTGAGAGAGCGCGCGCGCGGATCGCGCCGGACCCCCCTCCCCCTCTGAAATCGAGCGCGGCCAGGTCAGCATGCGCCGTGGTTTCTGCCGGCCGGTATCCAGCAAACCGTCTAGCAGACTGGTTTCCGAGCGATTCACTAGGAGAAGCCAGCGCCGAACAACAGATTGCAAATCTAGTCTGCGGCATTTCCGCCAGCTTTAAGCCGCTCGATCCAGCCGCTCCGGCCCCAATCCCAACCGCCCGCGACAACGCCGCTTTTTCCTGCTCGTCTAAACCCTTTCCCCTGGCTGCCTGCTCGCTGCCTGCCGTGAAGTGTGAGATAACTGCTCCACATCCAAAGCGCTCAATTGAATAGAGGTCATTCATTCGCGGTATTCCCTCCAGAAAAAAAAGAAACGGCGGGGCGGGCACACAGGCGGGCGTCCAGCGCATCCAGATCACGCACGCGCACACGCACCAGCCGGCCCAGTTTACGCACAGGCAGCACCGGCTGGCCGTCAGCGCACTGCTGACGTGTCCAGGCATAGACCGTCTGTAGCGGCACAGCAAAAGCCTCAGCCACCTCCTTGACGGTGCAAAGCGGCTCAGGCCCGGCTGGCCTGCCTCGCTTGCGTAATTGTGCGATTCCTTCACTCATCGTGCGAAAAAAAGAAAGCGGCGGGCGCAAAGGCGCAGCGCCAGGGTTGCCTTAGTCCTCCCACTCGTCCGTAGCCTCAGCCTCGAACAAGCTCACCACCCAGCGGCCCAGCCACAGCAGGGCAGCCAGGACCAAAAAACACACCAGCGCAGCGGCAGCGCCATCAAAGGCCACATCCGCCAGCGTCGGCTCATACAGGTGAAAATGGCTCATCGCGCACCTCCCACGGTTTCCGTCCAGCGCTCCACCGTGCGACGGCCACGGCGGTCATGCGTCACATGCCGCACTTGAAAGGCCATGCTCCGCGCCGTGCCCCCAACCACGGTTTCACGACGCGGAGCGCTCGCCACCTCACATGCTCTCGTCAGCAGGCGGGAAATAGATTCGCGCAGGTTCATACTGGCACCTTCACGGTGAGGATCAGCCCGGCCTGCTTCCAGGACTCGCGCAGATCCGTGATGACCTTCTCCAGCTCCGCGTGGGCCACACGGGCCGCCGGATCATTCGCCCGGCGTGCAAACAGGCGCTGTTGCTCCAGCACCTCAGTCAATGCCACCTCACGGGCAGCGCTCAGTTCTTCATGGCGGAAAACGGCGTGAATTAAATCTGTCATGCCGAATTGATAACAACTTGCACCACTTAGCGCAAGTTTAATTTGCGGATTATGCTAATCTATGCAATTTGCTACACCATGAACGCCACCCCACTAACCGCCAAAGTGCTGGCCGGAGCACTTTCAATGCACGGTTGGAACCAGTCAGAACTCGCCGACAAGTGCGGCATCGCCCGCCCAACAGTCAGCCACCATCTGAGCGGCATGCGCACCATCCGCGACGACCATCTAACCCTCTACGCTGGCGTCCTCGATAAAGCTGAGCAGTGCATACTTGTCAGCGCTTGGTTGCAAGACACGCTGCCAGACATCGCCGCCAGAAACGTGCTGGATGCGCAAAGCAACACCCTCCGCGAAGCCGTCCGCACCTGGAGGGCTGGGTTGGACGATGAGCAGCGCAGCATGCTGGACTGGTGGAGCGGGCAGATTGCCACCGATGCCGAGACAGACCACATTTTCCAAGCCATCACCCGGAAAGCAGGCTGGACAGCCGACCGCCAACCCATCCCCGAACGCTAAGGCTGAGGCTGAGGCACCGAACGAATCAACACCATGAACACAACAGCCCAACCCCGAGCCGCTGCCTGCATCCGATTTGTTCGGCTTTTGCCGCGCTGGGTAAAACAGATGGCCTATGCCCCCGCAATCTATCGCCTCGAAGAGAGGTGCGCCGAGATCAAGGGCGACATCGACACCGAGAAGGATGCCGCACGCCGTGAACGAATGATGAAGGAATATCTCATCTACTCGGATGCATCCAGCTTTCTCGTGAATGATGAATAAGCCGAACGACCCAACTCTGCCGACCAAAGGGGCGGCGACTGACGCATGAAAGCACGAAAAACTACATCCGCCCCGAAGGTTGGCAGCAGTGCCGTGGTTCTGCCTCGAACGGCTTTCTGGTATCGCTGCGCTCACTGCGGCAAGATCACCTTCCGCAAGACTGACAGGCTGCTTCCGAAACGGTGGATCAAGTCATACTGCGAAGAGACGGGCAAGAATGTGAGGCTGCAACTCATGCCTGCGGTGGATGAAATCACCCGAACCGTTCGCGCCCTCAAAAAGCGCGGTCTTTGGCAGAACAATAGAGGTGAGCTACCCCGCCCCGTAAGCGGCGGTGGCTCGCAGAAAGGACTACCAAATGAAAAATGAACTCACTGCGGAGAGCGGGGGCGGGGTTAGCTCGACCGATTTGTTATGTGCGTTCGTGGAATTTCCGAAAATCACTCGGCTATCCCGCGACTGCATCATCACCGAAAAGCTCGATGGCACGAACGCGCAAGTCTGCATCACCGAAGACGGTCAAATGCTCATCGGCTCGCGGACGCGCTGGATAACACCAGAGCAAGACAACTACGGATTCGCGGCGTGGGCATACGCTCACCGCGAAGAACTGATGACGCTGGGCGTCGGGCGACACTTCGGGGAATGGTGGGGGCAAGGCATCCAGCGGAAATACGGCATGGCCGAAAAGCGATGGAGTCTATTCAACGTCTCGCGCTGGTGTCTGGCCGGTGAAACTCCGCAGCGAATCCCAACCGCTGACCCGCGCATCGTGAAAATGCAGGACGTGCTGCCCGCGTGCTGCTCGCTCGTGCCGGTGATGTATCGCGGCATCTTCACGACGGACGCCTGCGAAGCTGCAATCGCCGACCTGCGGGCGAACGGCAGCAAGGCCGCGCCCGGCTTCGGGAAGCCGGAAGGAATCATCTGCTACCACGTCGCCGGAAACTTCGGCTTCAAAAAGACTCTCGAAAAGGACGACGTGCCGAAAGCACTGCAAGCACATAACGATTAAAGTCTGGCGACGGCGGGCGCTGGACATCCGAAACCATAAACAGGCAACTCCCCGCCGTTGCCAGCACTGCCGGGTTCTCCGGCGAACTACCCAAGACATACTATGGCCGAAAACACCGAAATGATGGAACTGCAACGCAGACTCCATGATGCCCACGAATCATCAGCACGGCTGCGTGACCGCATCACGGAACTAGAAGGATGGGTGGCAGAAGGGAAGCGAAACGGCACACGCTGCGCCGAAGAACGCGACAGTGCCGCCGAACTGCTAGCCGAGATTATGCGCGATGAAGTGAACGCTCAAGACGAGGCTGAAAAATGGCTTCGGGCTTACGCTCCGCATCTGCTTTTCTCGGAGAACGATCAAATCCAGCCATGAGCCTTCCCAAAATCTGCACATGCCCCACGGTCCCATCTGCGAACTGCCCGTTCCACCACCAAGAATCTCGTGGCTCATTGGCTGCGATGCCGGGTTCAGCTTCGGTTGATGCGATCTTGGCTGACGACACTGGTGACAGTTCGCTTATTCACAAGCTCGCTAACCGCGCCCGCGAAATGGAGGCGCTCGCTACCACGCTGATGCGGATATGCTACGACGAAGCGAATCGCCTTGCAAACCACGGCAGCAACGGCCTCGAAAACCTGGTGATGTCTCAACTCTACGACGCCGCCAACGACGCGAAGAAGAAGCTGAACGATCAAACTCTGCCGACCGAAGGGGCGGCGAAAAAGTCATGAATACAGAATCGTCTACACCCGCCCCGAAGGTTGGCAGCAGTGCCATTGTTCAGCTTGTGTGTGAGGAATGGCGCTGCCGCTGGTGCGGCCCGGAATCCGAAGCCCTCCGCGCTCCTGACCCATTCAATGAGGGTGACACGCTTATAGCCTGCCCCAAGTGCCGCGAGCAAACGCTACACACATGCTGCGATGAGCCGACTTGCACGATGGAAGCGACCTGCGGAACACCGACGCCAGAAGGCTATCGGTGGACGTGCGGAAAACATCAGCCGAACGACCCGGCTATGCCGACGGCGAGCGATGGACGCCCGCTTACATGACAGACACTTTCGAGCCGTTGGCATCAGCCGATGGTTCAGGGCACGGTGGCCCACAACACCGAAGTAGAAACCGAACAACCCAAGACAATGACATACCAAACCGAAGACATCGTAGCAGATACCAAGACATGGCGGCGTGACATCGACGCCATCATCCAGCGCGTCAAAAACGTGACGACACTGGACCCAAACACACAAGGACCAGACGGCAAGCCAGCGCAACCCATCGGCTACCGCGCCAGCCGTGAACGCTCAATCGCGATCACGAAACTGCAAGAAGCAGTGATGTGGCTTGGAATGGACCTCAAGGCACTCGCGGAGGAAAATCCCGGCTTGCTGGAGAATCCGTATCCGAACTCGAAAGACCCGAGCAACACGAAGATCGAACCCACCGCAGACGGGCTGAAACTGTGAACAACCTGTGACGGGCGCTCACGAAGGCCGAAAGACTGACGTGAGTGCCCTGAACGCTCAGGCTGTGCCCAACGGCGAGCGAGACGCGCCGCAAAAACAATAGATCAACTTCGAGCCGTTGGCACCAGCCGATGGTTCTGGAGCAACCCCGAAAACACAACAGACATGGAACTACAACTAGCCTCTAACGACGAAATCACACTGCCCGACTGGATCGGAGCAACATCACTCACCCTCGCTGAAATCGGCGCGGTGGCGTGCCTCGCCTGCATGAAAAACGGCAACAAAGAATCCGGTGCCCGAATGCAAACTGAGGAAATGGCGGCAGCGCTCGGCACACTCAAAGAGAAGAACGTGCTACAAGTCTCACTCGAAGGGAAACGCCTTTCAATGGAGATCGACCTCGACGCCGTAGCGCCCGCATGAGTCTCCAGAACGACAAGCTCTGCCATGAGGCTCTGCGAATTGGCAGCAGCGCCGTGTTCTCTGACGTTGGTGAAAAATCTTCAAATAAGGACTTGCACAATGTAGCTTAATGCTACACACTCCAAACATGCACACAACATCCACCGGCAGGTTCACAATGACTCCAGACGCAAGCGACATCAAAACCGCCTGCGAAAAGGCTCGGCTCTCACGCATACTGTCCGCTCCAATCGACGCGGGCGGCAACTGGAAGGTATCGCCAGAAGATCAAGCCTGGGCGATCCGGGTCAGCATGAGCCGCCCCGCCTGGGCAGTCGCCACCCTCGCCGGTCACGGAATCCATGACCGCCACTGAATACAAAGCCGCCCGCGAGCACCTCGGCACACAAGCCGAGGTTGCCCGCTTGCTGGGCGTTAACCGTGTGACCGTCGCGAAGCGGGAGAATGGCACCATGACACTCACAACCGAGGCAGTCCTAGCGATTCAGTCGCTCCGCAGGCCGAAGCGTGCCCGCAAGTCAGAGAACGCATAAGCTGAGGCACAGCCACCCCGAACAACCAACGACATGAATACGCAAGAAACCATCGGACAACCTGAAGGCGGGGTGGCTGTTGCCTCCAGCGACTTGTTATGCCCAGTCAAATTCACGAAAATCGTGTCGTTCAGCTTTGGTCAAACCAGCGGCTATATGCTTCGGAAACTGATGGATGCAAATCCGCAAACCTTCGATGACGACTTCTGTGTGGTGTTCGCAAACACTGGACGCGAACACGAAGCAACGCTGGACTTCGGGCATGAAGTGGAAACCCGATGGGGAGTGCCGATAGTCTGGCTGGAATACTGCCGAGAGAATGAAGCGCACTCGCAAAAGGTGGTGGACTACGAAACTGCCGCCCGGCGCAACGCGCCAGGCCCGTTCGATGCGTGGCTGACAGTAACCAAGACGCTACCGAATGTGCGGAGTCGTGGATGCAGCAGCGACCTAAAAACTCGAATCATCAAGCGGTGGCTGAAATCAATCGGCGTCGAACACTACGAGGACTATGTGGGAATCCGGTCAGACGAGGCGCACCGCAAGCTGGAAATCCTCGCGCAGATGCCGAAATACATCACCGGCAAATTCCCTCTGTGCGATGACGGCACGACGAAAGAAACCGTAAACAAATGGTGGGACGCACACGACTTCCGGCTGAACATCCCGAACCACCAAGGGAACTGCGATATGTGCTTCCTGAAAGCGAAATGGAAGCGCCTATCCATCGCGCAGCGTGAACCGCAACACGCGCAATGGTGGGCTGACTGGGAACGCAAGATGCGCGAACGCGGAGTGACTGGACGCGGGGCGCAATGGATAGCCGGCCAAAGCTACGAGGGAATTATCGCAGCATCCCAACACCCCGAATTTGATTTTAGCGAACAGGACGTGCCCTGCTCCTGTGCGGTCGGTGGCTATCGTGACGCGGACGATGAGGGGCATAACGTCCACATCCAGCCACATGAGGGGCGGGCTGGATGTGGATAGCAGGGGAGACAATGCCGCCCCTCATGTTGGCTGCGATGGCGTGTTCGTCCCCGTTCCCCAAGACTCCCGAAAGAATGTCACAAAAAGTTACATTTAGCGTTTGACTCTATGTCACCTTGGGTTACTATCTCCCGTAACCCAATCCAAACAATATGACAATCAATCTTCAAATCACCGCCGCCGCAATCTCCCGCGCTATGTCCTTCGACTCCTTGCTCATCGCGAAGGGTAAAAAGTCCACAGTCGTGAGCGCCTCATCTGACAAAAACACCTGCGAATCACTCGCCTGGCATTATGCCCGCTGGGGATTCACTCTTGTGATGGAACCTAGCGAGGCCCACAAAGCCTATCACTCAATCACCGGCACATGGTAATGACCTCCGCCGAATACAAAGCCACACGGGAGCGGCTGGGGATGACTCAGGCCGCTCTTGCCGTTGCGCTGGATGTCTCGCGCAAGGCGATCAACGAACGCGAGGCGGGCGGCACCATCACGCGGGAAGCGGCGATGGCCTTGGAGCTTCTGGAACTCCGAACAACCCCAAAGCGCCGCAAGGGGACGAACGTCTAAAGTGAGCCACGCCATGAATAGACTCCACCGAGCGAAGCGAGCCACACGCGCCTTATGGCGTTGGCTCCACTGCCTTGTTCGCCCCGGCTACGTGGCGCACTTGGAGGACCTGCTGAAACATGTGGACATTCACGGGGCCTACAGGCGTGGAGGATACGACCAGATGACTACCGCCCAGAAGGAGACATTCAACCGCATTGCCAGCCAGCCATTCACCTGGGAATGAGGGCGAACAGTGATTATCCAGAACAACTTTCCAGATAGCCACCCGAAAACCGGAAATCCTACCCATGAATTTGACTGACACCCTAGAGCAAGTGCGCATCACCTGCCGCATGCGCAGGCTTTCGCGGCACACCGAAGACACTTATGCCGCATGGATTGCCCGCTTTGCGCGTCACGTCGTCAGCATGCCCGGCACCACGCGGGAAGACCGCGTGCGCAGCTACCTCGAGCAACTCGCGCCCCGCAGTGCTGCCAGCACCCAAAACCAAGCTCTGAATGCCATTGTGTTCCTGTATCGGGACGTACTCAAGCAGCCGCTGGGCGATCTCGGCAAATGGGCACGCGCCAAACGCCCCGCACGGCTGCCCACTTGGCTATCCCCGCAAGAAATGCAGCGCCTCCTGGAAGTCATGCCCGCAGGAACCCGACTTATGGCCGAGCTAGCCTACGGCTCCGGCCTGCGCATTGCCGAGTTGCTGGCCCTGCGCATCAAAGACATCGACCTTGACGCTCACCTCATCACCGTGCGTGGCGGCAAAGGCGACAAAGACCGCGTGACCGTCCTGCCGAAAACCCTCGTGCATCGCCTGCACGTCCATCTGACCCGCATCCGCATCTTGCATGAGCAAGACCGCAGTGCCGGGGCCATGCCCATTTACTTGCCCGACGGCCTGGAACGCAAATTCCCCAATGCAGGCCGGGAATGGCCGTGGTTCTGGCTCTGGCCGGCCGCCAGCGAGTCCACCGATCCACGCACCGGCATTCTGCGGCGGCATCACGTTCATGAAGACACCCTTGGCAAAGCGCTTAAACTCGCCACCCGCAAAGCCGGTCTGCACAAGCGAGTCACCGCCCACACTTTGCGGCACAGCTTTGCCACCAATCTGCTCGCAGGCGGAGCCAGCATCACTCAGGTGCAAGAATTGCTTGGGCATAACAGCGTCGAAACCACCCAGGTTTATTTGCACTGCATTCCCCAGTTTGCCGCCACCATCACCAGCCCCCTCGATGTCCTGCCCCAGGCCCCCAACATCGTGCCATTTTCCCGCGCCGCGTAACCAAAGCCCAACAACGAAAAAGCCGCAGGAACCTCCTGCGGCTTTCTTGTGTCTTGAAACATTACGCTCTGCGCCGTCCTTGCTCCTGCCTTTCCAGCCTGCCCGGCTGCGCCCGGTCGGCCAGCCGCCCGCCATGAATAACCGTGTATTTGCCCGGCACCACCCGCCGAGAAATCTCCGCCAGTCGCCGTTTGAGCACGGCCAAAGCCTCCAGTTGCTCATTCACCGTCTGCCGGTCCAGATCCTTCGCAGCCTCCTGCCGCAGCGCCTCGCGTTTTGCCGCCTGCACTGCCTGCCTCGCCAGCACCATCGCCGCCCGTTTCGCCTCACGCTGCGCCTGCACTTGACCCCAGGCACTCAGCGGCTCGGCACTGCCGTTTGCGGCAAACGGATTCACCAGCGGCACCACCTTTTTGTTCCTTGTGTAGGTTGAGCGCACCATGGCGGTGCTCGTGTGACCTGCCGCCGCCGCCGCCATCTCATCGCCCAGCGTATTGCGCAGCAGGTTCAGCTTGTGATGCCGGAACATGCTCATCTTCTTGGTGCCCGTCATGCCCAGCGCCGTCAGCCATTCATTGGCCGCCGTGTGGATGTGCAGCGCCTCGGTGGCATGCCGAGCGCCAAACAAATTTTCTGGTGTTCGCACCGCCAGCACCGCCTTCACGCATTCCGCGTCCACCAGGATGCGCGACTCATTGCCGCCCTTCGCCTCCGGCTGCGTCACCAGCCCGGTGCCATCCGCCAGCACCTCCAGCGCATCGCCCGGCAGGGCCGCCACCTTCCCCGGCCTGCCAGACACCCACGCGCAAAGCAGCACAAAGGCCCACACCTGCGGCTGCGCCTGCTGAAGCCTGGGCAACTCCGCCATGATCCGATGCATTAGCTCGTCGTCGATCTCCCGGTGCCCCTTCGGTCTCGGCAGCAGCTTCGCCAGCTTCACATTCAAAAACTCCTCCAGCGGCGGCACCCTCACTCCGCGCAACACATGCTCACGGCTCAATCCATTAAAAATGCTTTTGGCGCTCACCACATGCCCAAAGATGGTCGTGTTCCACTCTGCCGTCGTCTTCGTGTCGATGCGCAGCTTGCGGGCGCGTTGCAGATCCCGCAGCTCCCGCCAGCCCGTAGCTGGCATGTTCTTACCAGCGCCCAGGCCCAGCCAGCCACGGCGGCCCGCCTCCTGCCGCAGCTCCACCCAATTATGCACCAGGTCCCGGTTCAGTTCTTCCCACACCATTTGCGCCATCTGCTTGCCTGTTGTCTGCTCATAAATTGTCCGCAGAAAATTCACCCGCTGCCTCCGGTCCTTCGGTCCTTTCTCCAGATACACTTCCAGCACCTCCGCCACCGTCGCCCACTTCTTTGGCGTGCGCAGTTCGTGCAGCCGGTCCATCTCCCCCCGTTGCAGCAGCGCCGTGTGCGTTTCAAGAAACGATCCTGCCCACTTCCGCACCGCCACCTGGCAGCCGCAATTCGGCCTCGTCTCCACCGGATTCCCCACCTCGGCCAGGCACTTGTCGCAAATCGGGTAGGGATGCTTCGAGCGCGTCAACGGCTTGTCCGTCCCCACAAAGAAGCGCACCACCCATTTCCACTCATACTGCGGCAGCCCAGCCTCGCGCACCTTCGGCTGCCGATAAATCGAATAAGATCCAAGCGCGGTTTTCATACTGCGCCCTCCGTGCCAAGGTTGGCAGCCTGCCATTGGCGCACCAGCCATTCCTGCGCAGGCCACGCCCCGCCGCCATCTCGGCAGTCGGGATTATCACACACTCGAGCGTAACCCGTGCGCATGCGTAGGTCTTCCTCCAGCTTCAGGTCCGCATAACAAGCCGGGCAATACCCGCAATCGATCTTGGCTTCAGTGGTAGTCATGTGTGTTTCGCAGGCCGGTTTGATCCTGCTAGACGGACTGCTAGACGAGCCAGCGACATAAATCAACATAATTCCGCATAATTGAAATGATCCGTTTCAGCGCCTCAAAAGCACAGCATGGCCCTGAAACCCTTATAAAATGGGCTTTCCAGCCTCATTCAGTCCACAATCCGCCCCGTTTAGTGTGGTTGCCTCACAAGGATTTGAACCTTGAATAACAGATTCAGAAGAGGTTATGCGGTGCGCCTGATACCTTGTAGAATATAGGCTCCAGCGCAAAATTCACCGCGCTAGAAGTTCTGCTAGACGTATTTTATCAGAAAACGCTACCCAGCCAATAGAGGCCGTAAATGAACGCGGCACCGACCACAAGGCGTATCAGGGCGGTGGTGGCGATTTCGGACCAGCTTCGCGGGTCGGGCTGGTTGGAGCCTATGCCGTCTTCTGGCAGGCAAAGCAGCACGCCGACGGGAACGAGGCAGAGAATGAGGCAGACAATGCTGACGAGCGTGGTCATGCGGAGAGCATACCATGCCTGTCAAATCATCGCACCACCGCCGCTTTGGCGGTGTTCTTAATTTCCTTGGCGCGGCGCTGGATGGTCTTGTCCGCTTCCTCCACCGGCATTTGCAGCAGGTCGGAGCCTTCGAGGTGGAGCCATTCCTTGTAGCCTTGGCCCACGGCCTTCTCGTATTTCCACACCGCGTCACGTCCGAGCGTTTCCAGCGGCACGCGCACGTTGTCCTTGATGATGGTCACTTGATCGCTCGGCATCGGCAGGGCCAGGCCACGCGCCAGCAGGGCACCGAGCACGCGATGCGCCTCGGCGCTCTCCACGCTGGTGTAGGCGCGACTCCACGGGGCGCGTTGCAGTTTGACCTCTTCGCCCAGCAGATTGAGCTGGGGCCGGCCGTCGTTCACGAACTTGCGGGCGAAGGGCATGCTGCGCAGCATCAGCTCGGCTGTGCCTTCGGGTTTGAAGTTGCGCGGATCGGTCCAGGTCTCGGCGTCCTTGATCAGCGTGGGCATGAATCCACCGGCAAAGTTGGTGCCGATCTTGACCATCTTATCAATCGTGCCGCTCACCGCGTCGGCGCTGAAAGTCGGCTCGCCAAACAGTTCCACCAGATTCCGCACGGCCGACACGTTCTTGATCTGCGTGTAGCCGGTGGCAACGCCGCGCAGCAGATGCCCAGCCGTGCCGTGTTCGGCCCAGCTTGCGGGTTTGTGGCGCTTCTCATCGAGCATCCCGCCCACCACGGCAAACAGGCCCATGGTCGGCCATTGCTTGTAGCTCACGCGGCGCACCTGGTCACCGTCGCGCTTCCACATCGTCAGGCGTTCGTAGCCTGCGGCCATGCGTTCCTTCGCCTGCTGCGGGTTCAAGGTGCTCCAGTCGCCCTCGATCTGCCAGCCCTCGTCTTCGTCGTCGCTGTTCAGGAACACCGCCGCCAGCGTGCTTGCCAGCATCAGGCCCACCAGATTCTTGCCAAGTAAAAGCTCCTGCTGCATGCGGCTCACGTCGCGCCCGTAGAATCCCGCCTTGCCCAGCACATAACTGCCGGGGATGTAGCGCGTCAGATCCGCGCCAAAGTTAGCGCCAAAGCGCATGAACCGCGTGCCGGTGATGCCGTGCAAGGAACCGGCCATCATGCCAGAAATCACCCGTGTGAACCGGTTCGCCGTCACGTCCTCCGCATAGTCACCCAGCCCGCGCTGAATGCTGCCGAGTCCCTGCTTCATCGCGCTGTAAACCACGCCGAACAGCCCGGTGGGGTCGTTCTGATAGGCCGCCATGTCGCCGATCTCCGTCGCGGCGGCGTAATCGGCAGGCTTCACGGTGCCGTTGAGCAGTTCTCGAGTGCGAGCGCTCACCGTGGCACGTTCCTGGCTGGTCTGCGGCTCGTTGCCGCCGGTCACTTCACGCAGCGCTTGCTTGCGAGCGTCGGCACGTTCGGTCTCGGTGAATCCCACCTTGCCCTGGTAGAGTTCAGGATGCAGCGCGCGCGCCACGGCGATGGCCCCCTGCGTGGTGGCCGTGTTGTTGATGTGATCCGCCGCAGCCATCAGGCGGCCGGTGAACATCATCACAGGGGCCAGACCATACTTTTGAAAGGTGTTGCCGTTCTGCCACAGGTTTTCCCCCAGCGGCACGGGCGTCACGGATGTTTCACCTTCCAGCGCCTTCTTCAGATCGGCGCCAAAGCGTTTCAGGTAGCTGGTATCGCCCTTGAACAGGATTTGCCCGCTCTCCCGCACGCCTTCAAACAGTCCACGCCACCACTGCGCATGCGCGTCGATGGCCGCGCGGCCCTGGCCACGTGCCACGAGCCCGCCGATCTGCATCAGGTTGGTGCCCATGCCGTTCACCGCCGCCAGCCAGGTGTCAAACTGCGTGCGCAGGCCGGACAGCACGGCGGCGGTCCAGTATGAGTTCAGCACCTCGATCCAGCTCGCGCCGGTCTTCTTCTGAATGGCGTTCAGCAGGTCGCGGAGCTTCTGGTTGCGAATCACACCCTCCGGCAGCTTCCAGGCAGCTTCCGCCAGCGTGCGCAGTTGCGCGGTGTCGGCGCTCGTGAGCATGCGCAAGCCGTATTGGGGTGCCACGGCATCCCGCCAGGCGGCGCTGTCAAACATGCCTAGGTTGATCATGCGGAGCATCTTCGGCAGCACGGCCTTGGCCTTCTTGCGGTCGCTGGCGTCCTTCTCGCCCAGCACACCGGCCTTATCCAGCTCCTTGTCGAAGACTTTCTTGCGGGCCCGCTGCCAGGCTTTGTCCAGTTCGTTCGTGAGCTGCAAACGTTCGTTGGCGCTCAGTTTCACCAGTGCCTTGTGCTGCATCAGGCGTTTATAGATTTCGCGCTGCCGCTCCAGTTGGGCGGCGGGCATCTCCGTGAAGATGTCCGCCCACTTCATACCGGGGGCCACTTTGGTGCGCAGTGAGTTCAGCAGCTTTGCCAGTTGGGGCGAGTTCACTTTTAGCAGATCCGAGCGGCGGGACTCGCGCACCTCAGTCTGATTGCCTTCCATGCCTTTGAGCCGGGCCACACCGGTTTCGATCATCACCGCAGCCAATCGGCGCGGATCACGCGGCAGGCGGCCCGTGAGGCGTTCCCAGGCTTGGCGGAGCCAGGTCACAAATCGTTGCCACAGGCCGGGGTTCTTGGCTTCCACCATCTGTCGCACGGTGTCCAGCGCTCGCACGCTGGCTTCCTCGTTGCGGTTGGCGGCATCGTAAAGCGCGGCGGTGATGTTCTCGATGGTGGCCCGCTCGTTCACGTCCAGGCTATTCCACAGCGCATCAAACTGCTGGCGCATGGCCGGATCTTGAAACAGCAGGTGGCCGATTTCGTGCTCGATCTTGCCCACCACCTGGGAAGTTTCCAAAGCGGCGGCGTTCAGCTCCAGCACGTTGCCATTCATGCGGGCATCCCATTCCGCCTGCTCTTGATGCAGGATCTTCACACGCGGCGGCAGCGTGCCGCCAAAGTAGGTGCGGGCCGTCTGCGTGATGGCATTCACTGCCGCACGCGCGGCGGCAGGATCAACGGGCGGAGCCATCTCCACCGTGTCTTGCACCGCCTGCGCCACTTCCTGGCTGGCTTGGGTGTCGGCCTTTTGAATGATCACCTTGACCTTCTCCACCGCACCCTCGGCACCGCCTTCAAAGCGTTTGTCCATTACCACCTCGGCGCGTTGCACCAGGATGCGTTTGGTGGCCAGAATCGGGGCGATGGGCAGCAGCCGCGCATTCGCCGCGCCGACTTGTTGCAGGCCACGGCCCGCCTCACGGTTGATCACGTCCTGCCAGGCGATGCCGGCACGATCCAGCAGCGCCTCGGCTTGCAGGCGAATGATTTCCTTGTCGCTCGCCATCGTTTGCACCAGCCGCTGCATGGTCTGCTCCGCCAGTGCGGGCAGGTGATCCTTGCGCAGGCCCGCCGGTGGCAGGCCGCTTTCGATCTGCTGCACAGCGGTGGCATTGTCCACGGTGGCCAGCCATTGCGCCGCCTCGGTCTGCATCACGTCATTGCCTTGCACCTCATACATCCGTTGCTCCTGTTCGGGCCGGGCAAAGGCGCTGCGGTTCTCGCGCATCTCGGGTTCCGGAATCGCCGCCCCACTCCGCGACATCTGCATGCCTTGCTCCGTGCGCAGCACATTGTCGGGAAACTGCTGGGTCTTGCTGTAAGTCGCCAGTGCCTGCGCAAGCGTGTCGCGCAGAGAGGTGAGGTTCTCTTTGAAATAAGGCCGGATGTCACGGCCAAAGGTCGTGGTTTTGCGCAGCAGGGTGTCAATGAACCGCACCACGGCTTGAGCGAAGCGCTGAAACAAGGTGGGCTTGGTTTGGGCCAGTCGATTGAGGAAACCCGGCTCCAGCATCTGTGCGCCGATGAAATCCGCCACCATCTCCTCGTTCATTTCCTGCGTCTTGTAACCAAGGTTCTGTAGCTTGGCGCGGTAGTCGTCGAGGTTCTGGCCCTCGGCCAGCACCACCTTCTCGATTTCATCGTAAAGTTTCGAGTTTTGCGCCCGCAGCGAGTGCGTCAGCTCATGACCCAGGATGTAGAGCAGCGGATCAGGCGCGTTGATGTTCACCATCAGCACATTGCGCTGGCCGCGTGCCACCGCCCCGTTCAGCGTGGGTGGTGCGTCTATGAAAAGAACGCGCTTCCCGAAGAGCTTTTGGAAGGCGTTGCTCCATCCGCTGAGTGCTTCTGTGCGGGCGTCCAGTTGGCGGGGACTGTCGTTCGGTTGATTTGCAAGCCCGCCGATTCGCACGGGAGTGATGCGCTGGCCTCGGTATTCAGGATCGGAGCGCAAGACGCGGAGCGCGTCTCGCTCGGCATCGCTGAGGCTGGCTTCCGTTCGGGCGTCATAGGTAAAGAGATTGTTCGGCGCATCGAGCCGCTTGTCAAGAGCGGCGGGGGATTGGAGGGGAGCCGTTGACGATGGTTGACCGTTGTTGACGGTGGATGACGATGGTTCAGGAGCTGGCATCATCCTGATTGCCGTGCCCACGTTGGTGCCGGGCAGGGTTAAACCCGCCTGCGCGGCTTCCTGCTGGCTGCCTGCGCCTTCGAGGTAGAGCGTGCCGTTGTTGTAGCCTTCCTGGACTTGGGTCAAGAATTGGTCAACGGTCAAGGTGCGGTCAAGGAGACGGGCCTGCGCATAGACGCTGGACAGCGTGGCAAACTGCGTGCCACTTCCACGCACGGCAGCGGTGTAAGCGGCATCCAAGGGAGCGCGGGCACTCTTGCCCGCTGCTGGCGATGATTGGAAGAATCGATTCACTCCCCTTGCCCCGCCACTTTCTGGCCGGGCTGCTGCTGGCCGAGCTCCTGGCGTGGGCGCTGAGATCATGCCTGCCAGAGCCGTCGAGGTCTGCGGCGCCTGCGCCCCGCTCGCCACCGCCTGCGCGTTCCGCATCAGGCCGCTGAAGTCCATGGTGGCGGCGCGGGAGAAAAGCGGTTCTTCGGGCACGCCCTCGGCGGCGGTGCGCTGCTTGGGGGTGAATTCATCCACGAAGATGCCGCTGCGGTTCTGCGGGTCGAACTGCATCAGGCCAAAGCGTTTGCCGTCCTCGATCACCACGTTCGTCAAATAGCCGTCCTCGGTGTATTCGATGTTTTTCACCACGGCCTGCTCGCCGTCGATGGTCATTTCATCACCGGGGGCAATGTCTTCAAAGCGCACCTGGTCCTTGTCCTTCCGGCGGAGCGTCTGCTGTGTCTTCTCGAAGTCGATCACCTGCTTTTCCTCGGTCTCCAGCGCCTTCTCACGCGCCGCAAAATCCACGCGGTATTGCTTGCGGCTGTCGATGCCTTCGCGCACCGCATCCAGGTAAAGCCCGGC